TTGTGGGGACATCATAACACCACCATCGAGTCTTGTCAAGTTGTTTTGGTTGAGCGTAACGTCTCTGTATGCGGCTGTTCCTAGATTATACTGAATGTAATCAAGGGCTTTTGATAAAGCTAGTTTCTCATTTTTGCCTCTCAGCCCTGCATAAATACCTAAAACATTTTTGAGATGAAAACTTTTTTTCTTTCTATCTACTTTTAAACCAGATTCGGCAACCCTAAAATCATAAAATAATTTTAAAATTTGTTCTGTTTGTTTATAGTAAGCTAACTTATTATTTAGACTTTCTCTTGGTGAGGCTACTTGCCTATCTTTAAATGTATAAAAAATACCTGCGCAATTAGATTTACCTTGTCTTTGTTCTTTATATCTTGGAAAGGCTTGAATAAATGTTGTATAAAAAATGAATAATTCATCATAAAATTCATTAAAGTAATCTACCAAATCTAATCTTTCATAAAATAAATTAAAAAGTTCTTTTAACCCAACTGATCTATCTTCGGTTGTTACTTGCTCTTTAATAAAAGGTTGGGATTTTTTACTTGTAATGTTAAAAACTAATCTCCAAGGAACATTCCTATCGATCCTAAAACCATACTTGCCACACAACTCTTCGAATAATTCAAAATTAGTATCATTTACAAACTCAAAAGCTTGTGAATCATCTCCATACTCACCTTCAAAAATTTCAATTGCTAAACCAGCATTATTTACATTGATCTCTCTTGATTCATGAAGACCAATTCTAGTAAATGCTTTTTTTGTATCTTTTATATATTGTAAAAATAATTCAACAAAAGTGTCAAAATCTTTAATTATTTGTGAATCAGATAAGCCAACAAGCTGATCGTTAAAAAATTGCTCATATAAAGATTGAAGATTATCTTGATAGTTTGTTGTAGGGCTAGTCCAGCCTTTTACTGGTGTTAAAGTGTTAGTAAAAAATTCAGATGTAGAATCAAGGTATCCATCAAGGAATAATGTTTCATAATGTAGTCTCATTTTCTTAAACGCCTGCGAAACGAAACTTAAACATAAAATAATTTCATCATCCTCATCTTTAGATACTATCTCTAAAAAAGATTCTTTTGGATAAACAACTCTACCTAGTTCATCTACTTTACCATAGAGTGGTATATCATACCATAAATCAAACTGTCTTTCTGTCTGTTCGTATAAATTATCATACAAAACTCTACTATTATAGAATTCTTTAGTAGTAGAATTGTTATTAGCGTTTGGAGTATTTGCCATTAGATTGGCTCCTTAATGTCTTTATACAAATCATTTTGTGGTGGCAAATCATTACTAGTTTTAGTTTCTGGAGTAAAATCACTATTCATTCCATTCGCTGCTAATACAGAAGCATCTAATTTGAACATATCTTCTAGATATTGTACAACACTAAGTTTTAATCCAATTGGCGGAATCATAGCTTCCACAGTTTGCTGAGTTACATCAGTTCCAGACTTTCCTTTTTGAGCGGCTGGGTTGAATACCCAGGTTCCTGCAAGGCTAGTTTCATAGTTACCCAGAGAAATACTGTCTGAAACACTCTGAATGGCATAATAACCAACAATTCCAGGGTCAAAAGCATCTTTATCAATGCCAAGAGGGTTTGCCGGAACTGTAAAAAAGCCGCCTTTAAAAAATATATTATTTCCTATTGTAGTAACATTAGCGCTGTACTTGTATTTTAAAATTACTTCTGCTGAATCTACAAGGGATTCAGCCCATAAAGCAGTTCTTAATCCAGGGAAATCTTGTGAATTAAATGAAATGTTTTTCAACAAGCCATCATCGGCTCCTATCTTTACATGTGGTGAATTATATCTTAGGTCTTGTATCTCATCGAATGGTGGATTGATTGAAGATAGATTTCTTAAAAGATAGGGACTAGTAGCTGGACTGCTAATACTTTTTAATGGAGTATACAATACAACACTTTTTAAATCTAATCTAGATGGATTTTGATTTACGGTTTTTAGTTTAGATGAAAAAATTTTTAAGGCAGTTTTTGAATTTGTTTTATAGATTTCTCTAAATAATGCTACATCTTTTTTATTACCAGTCATAGTGGTAGAGTAAAAAAATGGCTTTATTGTTCCAACATTGGTTCTACCAAATAATGAATTGTTGTTTTCATTAAATGTTCTTGGGATTAAATCAGACATTATATCATCAAGAAAGTCACCAAAGGTATAAATAATTCTACTCTTTGAAATGTAGTTTCTGTAATACCATCTCTGAAATTCGTCTACAGAAATCAAAACATCGCCTATGTTTAAGGAATAGTCTTTTCCAAGAGCTTTAGTTTTTATGTTGCTCAGCCCAACAAATGGAGCTTGATTCTTTTTGTAATCTTCTTCCAAGTTTTCATAAGCAGCAGCAATTAATGCCCTCACAGAGAAGAAAGCAATGTCACCAAACGTTTTATCTTTATTGCTTCTTGTGGCGCCTATTGGAACGTTTAAAATAGATCCAATTGTCTTGTCTAAAACGTTTAATGCTTCGTCCCCTGTTTTCCCTCTAATCTCTTCAAAAACGATGTTGTCTTTGAATTTATCTGCTGATGAAATCGAAAATGAATTAGTGGCTAATAGTGTAGAACTATTTCCAGCAGTACTGGCGCTCTCTTCTAAGAATAGATTTGTTTTTATTTTAAACTTTCTTGTTTGACCTTCTTTTGCAGAATCTGCTTCGAAGTTTATTTTAAATAAATCTTTATTTGTTGCAATAGTATTCACTAGTGTTTGTTTAATTAAAGGAGAAAGTTGATTTTTTAATTTGTTTAACGTTTTTCTTTGTTCTCTTAATTTATTTTCCAACTCTCTTTTCCTTGTTTCAAAATTAACAACATCCTTAGAGTTTTGTGAATTACCAGAGACTTTTTTAGCCATCCTTCTTCTTTCGTTTTTTGTTTTTAATACTCTTAATTGCTCTTCAATCTTATCAGAAGACTTAACAAGATTTTTATAATTTCTTAATAATGTTTTTGTTGATTCGGATGAAGCAAAATTTCCAATCACAAAGTCGCCTTTTGGAATTGACACGTCTGACTTTTTATTAAAGAGATCTTGATCTTGTTGTGTTGTATAACTTCCGCCCAACCTAATTGAACCATCTTGCTCAAAATTAAAACTATGTCCTTTGTATCGAAGAATAAATCTTTTCTTTTCTTTTAATAAAATTTGAGTTTGAATTTTTGGTGGAATAATAGTTGGATCAGTAAATCTTGAAATACCATAGCCATACTCTAAGACCAACTCTTCAAGCTTTGGAGATAAAAAAGCAATTGTTTTAATAAAGCTAAAATCTTCTAAATCATTTATCTTTTTCTTTCTTGTTAAAACGTTAATGTTTTGAAAGAAGAAACTTATGTCAACATTAACGCTGAGTAAGTTTCCAATTGCTGGGAAGTTTCTCTTTACATTGATGGATTGTATACCTGCTCCATCACCTCTAGCAAATTTACCACCTAGTATTTTTTTGCTTTCATCTTCCAAAGTTGGATCGTATTCATCTTCTGTTGAAAAAGATTTGAAAGGCAATACAATTTCTTTCCATGGATCATTTTCTTTCTTTCTGTATCTATAAATTAGTTTGACATAAGGTGTCATAGCAGCTAACTCATAAGAACTAAGGTTGGACATGAATTTTAAATATTCTTCATGTTCTTTTAACCTTCTAGGGTTTGCTGGTCTATTGGGAGTAAACCCTTCTTCAAAGTCTTGGTGATGATCTGGGTGAATACTAAAAATCTTGTTTCTTGTATTAGCTCTGCCATTAATTATTTTTTTATAAACTTCATCTGATAGTCCAGGGACAGAGCTTTTTTCAAAATAGTCATCATACAAAATTCTAGCAAGGGCGCTTCTTTGTGAGTCGGTATCGCCTCTTTGTATTTGTGGCGTTAAAACCTCGTTTAAAAAAGTTTGTCTTGATAAACCTCCCGGTACTATTGGGAAAAAAAGCTGTAATGATGATCCTAAATCTACCGTCATTCTTATAATCCAATTATGCTTAATAGCTCATCTAAAAATAGTGGTACTAAAATAGTTTCACCTAATTGAACATGTTGCTCAGTTGGCTTTTTATTAAACCAGGCAATAACCCACCAGTATTCTGGATTATTATAATACTTTGAAGATAATTTGTAAAATCTATCTCCTACTTTCCAGGTAATTGCGGCTGTTTCTATTCTATCATAAATTTCTTGGTTAGGGTATAAAAGTTTGTTAACACCTGTTTGTCTTATGCCTTGTTCTCCAAACCTACCTTTAAATGTTTTACGATAGCCAGATGTGGCGTTTATAAACTCTACTAAATTATTATATCTAGAAACAGCCATTATTTAGCCCCCGTTATTTTATTTGTAATTTTATTTTGTTCAGTTCCATTGCCATTATTACTACCCGGCAATTGAGATGTAGATGTACTAGTAGCATTAGTTTTGGCGTTTCCTTCTGTTTGTTCCTTAAAAAATGGAGCGCCGGATGAATCCAATGAGTAAGGGAATTCACTATTACCTAGGAATTCGCCGCTTTCATTAAAGCCGGGAGTTGATTCGTGTAAAACATTCATATTAAAAGAAACTTCGTATGTTTTAATATAAATTGCTCCATCTCCATTACCAGCGTCTATTAGAAAAATTCCATTTGCATCTAAACCATGCGTAATGTTAATTGAGCCATTAAGATAACCTAGTAATCCTCTTGATGGGTTTGTATGATCGCAAATAAGATTAGCAAATTTTATTCTAATGAGGGGTGGGGAATTGATTATCTTAGTTTGCTTGTTTTGAGTACTTAGATACGATGGATAAAGATTTTTTACAACTGTGTTGATGTTCGATAAAATTTCTCTAGCGTGTTCCTCTTTATAAGCAGGCATCATTAAACTAAAAGTTATTGATCTAGAGGTACTTTGATAAACTGGAATTGGATCAACACGACCAAATACATCAATTGTATTAAACTTTGGATTAAAAGTGTCTTGCAAATTCTTCATGTAAGCAGGAAAAGCAAGACTTTCTCCAGTTGTAGGGAACTGAATAAACACGTTAGCAAAAGGATACTTTAATCTTAATTCTCTCTCCTCATTTGAAGCGTGTTTAAGCTTCTTATCCTCTTGGAGAGTTTGTTTCAAAAATTTTAAAGTATCTGCGCGATTATGCAATTTTATTTCTCCTTAATAATTACAAATTTATGGTGTCAATCTGCTCTGCCCCAATGGTGGTCTAGTTCCATCTTGTGGTGTGGACTGTTGTGGGGTTGTCTTTGGTTGTGTCTGTCCTTTCCCTGGTGTTCTTTGCGCCGCAGTATTTTTATTTAAAGCTTCTACTTGGTCTTTCGTTGCCTCTTGATAAGCAAGACCATTTTGCTGGACGGAAGTTGCAAATTGAGATACTTGCCCAGCAAGTTTATCAACTTCTGGGGCAAATTTTTCCAAATAACTCATTGCTTTTTCTATACCTTTACCAGCTAACACTACTTTTGCGTCAGTTAGAGATTGTGCTAATTTTTCACCAGCAACAGTTATACTTGAAATCATCTTATCATTGGCTGTTTGTACTTTCTCTGTACGAGTTGTCATTTCTCTTGCTCTAGCTGCCTGTTCTTCAACGCCCATTGCAGCTAAATTAGTAGTTCCATCAATAAACCTTTGAATGTCTGCTGTTTTATCTTTATTAATTAAAGACCTAACCATACCAACATCTACGCCAAGCTGCGTTGCCAATTCTCTTAAAATGGCTCTTTGACTAAAATCAGACATTCCACGAATTCGATCACCAACTTGTCCAACTTGTTCAGCAATGTATCGCATTCTTTCGGGCTGGCTCATGAGAGTAGCCTGAACCGCATCAAATGAACCACCAAGGTTTGAGAGTAGCATGTTTAGATTACCACCAAACTCCATTCCCTTATCTATGGTTTCAAAATTATCTGTTAGTTGAGTTAACTGACTTACATCCGTCCCTAATCTACGAGCCACTTGTTGGAAAATAGTAAATTTCTTTAAAGCTTTGTCGGGATCCAACTCTACAAAGAATTTTCCTGCTGCGGCGGCGAAATCACTAAATACTTTTGTTACTGGCTGTCCGGTGTCTATAGCAAATTTTTGTAGTCTTCTAGAAAAAACATCTGTTTGGTTTGCAGACAACTGCATTCCTGTGTCTAGTTGATTAATTATCTCTGTCGTAGTTGAAATGCTAACGCCAAATTTTTCATTAATAGCCGCTATTTTCATAAGAGCTTCTCTTTGCGCGGGATACCCAGATGAAATAGTTTGAGATAATCTAGATTGATACTCTACAAAAACTTGATTTAGTTTATCAAAAGTAATGTAATAATTGGTTAAAGCATCTTGTTGTCGTCTAAGCTCTAAAATAAACTTTCTTCCATCGACGCCTGACTGGTTTAAAGCTATTCTATATTCCTCAATCCTATTAAAGACAATAGCCAGAGGTTTTAATAAACCATTAAAGCTCCTGATCATGCCCTCTATTGAAGCCTTAGTCAGATCTCCTACTGAACTAGATTTTAATAGTTGATTCGTTGTGTTGACCAATTGTTTACCTAGTCCTGTCAGTGTTTCTTCTAACATTGTAGCGCCACCGGTCATGTCTTGAATTGCGCCGTATGTTTCCTCAAGAGCGCCAGTTAAGTTACTTGTTAAACCAGATGTTTTAGTAGCTGTACTTTGAGTAACCTGAAATTTTTGCGCAACTTTAAATAACGCGTCTCTTTGTTTTGTATTAATTTGTCCATTTTGGGCAAGCGATCTAATTTGATCTACTCTTAATTGCCCATTACTAGCTTTAGTAACTAATTCAGTAAATTTATTCGGATCCATAGCAGACATAGGTGTGTTTTACCTCTCTATAATTAGGCTAGTCATTAGTTTTATTAATCATTTCATGATACTTGACTAATTTATCAAAAAACCAATTTCTTAAATTAATAGGAAGGGAATAAGCTTCAGTAAAACTAAAATTAGATTTTAACACCATTAAAAAGATTTGCTCATAAACAGAACTAAAATAATCACTCGTCAGACCAAAAAAAGTTAGCCCCAACGGGCACACCTCCTTTGTTTAGGTGATCACATTTTTCGCACTTCTTTTCATAGGAGAAGTCTACATCTGGACTAAACTTAACATACTGGGATTTTAAAAATCTTGAATCTTTTAATAACATAGTTTGTACAAAAGTATTAATAGTCGTTGGACTATTATCGCCATCAATTGACACTATCATTCTTCTATGAAGCTCTACACTTTCATTTGGCTGAATACCGTGTTTCTTCTGTTGTTCTGTTGATTTAGTAACTTGATTAATATCTCCAGAAGTCATTATTTTAAATTCAACTTGTTTTTTAGAGGCTGGCAGTTCTACACTAACTGTATTGTTATCGGTTACCTTATCTAAATCGACTTGAATTGACTGTAAATCTGCTAAATCAACCGAGCATTCTAAATTTTCATAACAATTAAGGCATAGTATTGCAAAATTATAATTACTGCCGTATGAGTTTTTTCTAGCATTAATTAAAATAGCATTTCTATCTCCTGGCAATAAAGTAGTGGAATCAACTCTATCAATTGTAACACTTTCAATTAATCTGTCGAACATAACGCCAGCCTTAGCGTATGCCTCGGAACTTAAAATGTCCTCTTCTTTTGTCGTCATATAACGAACTTCTATTTTTTCTTTATTACGCCAAGGGTGGTTTTCTGGATAAAACAGCCCTTTTGATGGTAATTCAACAAAGTCTGTTGGTACTTGATACCCTGTTGTTGTCATTGGTTGTTGTTGTGGTGGGGGTTGTTTAGCGAACTTTTCCTCTTGCTGCTTCATAAATTGATCTAGAAGCTCAGGAGGGATTTGAGTTCTTCCCTCATTATTTCTCATTTAAACCTCTTAAAATAATCCTTGACCAAGCTCTAACTTAGCCCAATCATATTGTACCGTAACTGTAACATCTGTTAAGTTGTTATCCGAATAAGAGTTGTCACTAAACTTAACAGATGTTATCATGCCATTATAAATTGTCCACGTTTCAAATGTAGATCCATCTGGCTTTAATGAAACAATTTTTAAATTACCCAAAGCTCTAGTAAGATTTTCTTTTGTTAAATTTCTAATTCCAAAGGCAGCGTCTCTCGCTGCGTCCAACGGATTTAGTATTTTTGTTAACACACTAGACCCAGCAGAAGTTTTTACATCATCAGGATAGTAGTATGAGTGAGCTAATAATTTTGCCATAACATTGCCGCCCACTGATCCGACAGTATCCCCACCATAAATTTCTTTAATAGTAAATGAGATTTGATCCCATTTAACTCTAACTGGGTATCTTACAACATGGTCTAATAAAGTATGTTCTACGGTTGATACTGTATAAGATGGACGATCAATACGGCTAATGTAAAAAGCAGGAATATCATCAATTAATGCTACAAAACGAAACTTTTGTTGCGCATTGAATTGTAAGTCTCTACTGAACAATTGTGATTGACCGTCAAAGACGGTATACTTTGCTATATTTCCAAGTATATCAGCCATACTAATATAATTAGTTCGACTTTAAATTATTCAGTTGGACTAAAAGTCTCTAATTCAGCCCAATCATAAGAAATTTGAAGTTGTAGCTCAATTAAGCCTTCATCGCTGTAAGACATCTGATTGTACGCTACGGACTTAACCCAAACATTGTTTAGTCTCCAAGTTTCAATTGTCTCACCAGCAGTGTTAAGAGTATCAATTGTAACCTGACCTAGTTGGTCAATAAAGTTAGCTTTGCCAACTGACTTTCTTAAGTAGTTAGGGTCTGAAGGAGATGCGCTAAAATCACCGGGATAGACATAACCAGCATTTCTTACGAGAGCCAACAGTTTTCTTGAGACATCAGGATCAATTGGATCAACTAAGTTAATGCTAATATCATTCCAAGTGACTCTGCCTGGAAACTTAAAGTCATGAACCAAAAACTCATGCTTTGTTTCTCCAACTGTTACTGTTGGTCTGTCTGTAGTCTTAACAACGTAAGCTGGGATGCCTGCGATGTTAAGAATAAACTTATATTTTCTTTTTGGTTCTGTTAGTGGGTTTGCCCAAACTGGAATTGCTGTAGCCATTTATTTTTTGTCTCCTAAACCTAAATAGTTTGTCCTTAAATTAATCATCGAAAGATGCCCCAGTGTTGGTGATGATGAAGTCTAGAGCGATGTATTCAATTGCTCTTGCTGGCTTAATGAACAACTTGGCGTACAAGATGTTTCTATCAATTAAGTCAGGTGTGGTTGTGGTTTCATCAAGAACCAACTTGTAGTCAGTTAAACCAAAGCGAGTCTTAACATCAGTTAAGAATGGAATTGCTTGATTCTTAAAGTTATTCCAAGTGTCTGGAACGTTTGGCTCAAATAGAATACCATTGGCGATTCTTGAAATGCCCCTCTTTAAGAAGATGAGCAATCTACGAACGTTAATTCTATCTAGGGCTGAACGCTCAACCTGTAGTGTCTTCTGACCGAAGATGACTACACCCTCATTTGGGAATGTAGCGATTGGGTTAACACCAACCTCGTATAGATCATCTCTGTCGTCCTTGAAGAGCTTGAGGGCTGTAGAGACAACTGGAAGTCCAGACACACCAGAGGATAGCCCACCACGGTTAAAGCCAGCAGGAGCGAACCATGGGGCTTGTATACGGTCTGTGTAGGACATTGCGCCTAGAGCAGCGATGGATGGTGGAACCCAAACATCTTTAGCGTTGATGCTATCGCGAATCTTAACCCATGGGTAGTAAGTTGCTGCGTAGCTTGAGTTGTATTTTCTATCCTTCACTTCATTAATTGCCTGTGTTAGGTCACCATTTGAGTTTGATTGAAGATTAAAGGTATTTGCAGTAGCGTAAAGTCTTTCCTGTGTTGGGATGTAACCATAGGGAATGTCAAAGACTGCTAGAGCATCTGCTCTCTCTGCTGTGTTGGCAATCAATTGATTTGTGAGACTTTCGTTAATTAAGCCTGGAACTGAGACAACATTGTAAGAGACTTGCTCTGGATTTTTAATAGTCTCAATGGCTCTGTAGTATGTAAATGTCTCATAGCTAGTAAATCTATCATTAAGTCCTTTTGAGGCAATTTCATTTTGAGCCAATGGGTCAGACTTTGTAATATCAAAACCATCAGTGCCACCAAAGAATAGAGTGGTTAGATTGCCTGCTCCAGCATTTAATACTGCTTTGTAAGAAGCGGCATCAGCGGTTGGACCATAATTGAAATTAGATGGATAAGAACCTGTTGAGGATAGTGAATAACCACCCTTTCTTGACCCTGTGTCATAAGCTAGAACACTAGCAGAAGCTTGAAGGCTAGAGGTTGAAGCGCCAGCAACAGCCCCACTAATAATGACATTATCTAAGAAGGTGATATATTGGTATTCAAGTTCGCTGGCAACTGCATCATATTGGTTGGTAACATTAACAGGTTTAATTCTGACCAAATCAAGGGTATCAGCTTTAAAGTTATCACTCTTGTCTGGTGTTGGAAGGGCACCAAAGTGAGCCAATCTAAAATCTTCTAGATTGGATGTGTTTGTACGGGTTGTTGCTGATGGGAATTCGATTCTGAATCCACCCATAGCAAAAGTTCCGCTTAGGATTTGGCTTGAAAGATTATTAGAACCTAAGTAATTGCCCAAACCACCAACTAAACCACCTGAACCAGCTTGTGTTGTTGTGCTAAACACAGTATCAACGAACTTGGTTGGACCTGTAACACCGAACACAGCATAATCAGATGGGAAGCCAGCCTCAAATTCGGGATTGACTTCTACGCGGATATATTTTGATCTGTTGGTGTAGCCACCCTTTTCAATAACACGATTTGATGATTCATCAAAAGTATTGTATTTGTCACCAATCTTGTTGAGAATGTAGTCATCTGAATTTGGATTTAGATTACAACCACTAAATGATTCAACTACTCGTTTGTTATCGTCTGAGTCGTTTAATCTTCTAACAACGACATCGAATGTGCCATAGGGATTAACATCTTCATTAACTGGCGCACGGATGTTGGAAACAGAAATCTTTAGATTCTGTTGGGTCCATTCGCCGGAATCTAAACCAACAAAACGGAATAGTTTTTTAATTCTACCATCAGTTATGTTGGAGGCTGGGTCTGTGCTGTTCCATGAGCTAGTGTCTGATGAAAGGTCTTGGCTTAAAAACCAACCAGATTTAGCATATGTGGATGATTCTAATGCTGCTTTTTGAACATCATGTTGAACAACATCACTAACAGTTCCAAGTGTTCCAGTTCCTAAGCCTACGATAGCGGCAAAGTATTTCGTTGCAGTTGGAACTGAATTCTCAAATGTTTCACCTAAGAAGTATTTTACTTCGCCATTTGAAGTTCCATTTCTACCAAGTAGAGTTGGGTCGGTGTTAAACACTTTTCTTACATAGGTTGAACTTCCCTTGTTGAAGTCAAACTCAAATGTACCACTAGGAAGGTTCTTTGATGATTCAAATCCTACTTTGAATTTAGCTCCACTTGTCTCTAAGACAATTGAAGAGGAGGCTAATGCAGTACCAACTGCGGGGGCTCCTGCTGTGCCAGCCGAAACAGTTGTTCCGCTTAAGAACATTGAACCTTGCTCTAAGTACCAAACAGCAGCAACAGAAGCAGTGTGAGCATCACCTATTGTACCAGAGGGAGCTACGACAAGAGCATATGCGCCGCCTTGTTTATTAGTACCATATGCATCCTTAAAAGTAGCAGTACCAACTTTCCAACCAGCTTCGCCGCCAGTAAGTTTATTATCCGACTCAACACCCAATGTTCTAACGAAAGTTAGGGCTTCGCCGTTTCTTAACCACGACTGGGCTGCGTAAGTAGCATACATTGGAGAAGTGTAGTTGCCTTCTCTCCAAACATCACCACCGTTACCACCGGCTACTGGCTCACCAAAGGTAGCTACGAAATCTGAAAAGCTTCTTACCTCTACAGGGGTAAAAGCTGGACCTCTAGCGGCTCTACCAATTACACATGCGC